ATTCTTGATTCACCATATTAGAAAATTTAATAATATTAGAACCAAAATCTACTTCACCACCAGTTCCAGGTTGAATTGCAATATCAGCATTGGCAGAACTAATAATACTATTGCCTGCTGTATTTAAATCACCACCAAGAGATGGGTTCGTATCCCCTGAAATAGTTAATAATCCCTGAGTTGCAGTTTTAGGCATCCAATGATTCATGGTGGAATCCCATGTCATAACTTGTCCATTAACAGGAGTATGATCAATGGAATTCATAGTTCCTGAAGTCATAACATCTGATAAATCATTTATTTCAAATGCTCCCAAACTAAGAGTGGTTGGCATCCAATGTGCCATCGTTTCATTCCATGTTAAAACTTGCCCGTCAGAAGGATCATGATCAATTGCATTCATTATTCCATTTGTCATCACATCAGACAAATCATTAATTGAAACTGTTAATGTGTTATCATTTGCTGCAATAGTTTTGTTTGTGAGAGTTTCAGTACCTGCCAAAGATACAAAATTGTCATCTGATAATGCACTATTAAATTCAGAAAGTGTTCCAGTAAAACTGGTCAATTCTGATAGATCTATTCTAACAGAATTATTATTTGTATCAATAGTTTTATTAGTCAATGTTTGATTTGTTGCTAACAAAACAACCGTATCAGTTGTTAAGTCAGTACCATTACCAATTTTTGTATAAATTTCTACAAAATTATCATTTATTTTTTGTGCGCCTGTTCGCAAATCATCACCAGTTCCATCATTTGATGTACTGCCTCTACCAATAGGCTGATAAGACATTAGTTTCTCCTACAAAAATACCTTTTAAAATATTTATATGATTTGTTATACAGTTGTTAATACTATTTCACCTGGAGGTGGAACTTTTACAACTTTCTTATAAGCATTATTTGGAATCTTATATTCTTCATCACTTATATATTCTGTTCCTGAATCAAATGTAACATTAGAGTCAAAAGTATTTATATTAGTTTCAAATGAATCTATCGAATCTTGACTACCCCTTTCTAAATTAATCAAATCATTATTTTCTTGCAATACATTTGAATGAACAGATGTTTCGTTAATCTTAAATCTTCCAAACTGAGAAATTGTATAATACTCACCATCAACTACATCAGAATTAGAAATTGTTCTATTAATTCCATACCAATTAGATGCTACATCATTTGTGTCCATTCTTGGTGTAACAAATGCATAGATTGGTAAATTTGCTAAAGATATTCCTCTTACAAATCCTGACTTAACAACTGTTGAAGTCAAATTGACTGTAATTGTTGTTAATGTTGAATCATCAAATGTAAAGTCATCTCTATCCCATGTTATTCCTATTTCACTAAACTTCGCAGTCCAGAAGGTTTGATTTTCCTCATTCTCGTTATATGCATCCATGAGAGTTTCTCGTGGAGCATTGGAAAGGATAATTTCTGCAGGAGGAGGAACATTAATATTTTTCGAATATGCTGTGGCTGGTATTCCAATAAATTCATTCTTTAAAAATCCATTTGACAAAGAGAATGTTATTTTTCTGTTAGAATAATAGCCTGAACCTTCTCCCCCATCTTCTGTCCCTAATATATACTTTGTACTAGAATCAGGCTGATAATATCCTTGTTGAAAAAAGGAATCATCTGTTGTAGAAAGTATTATAAAACCATTCCAGAGTATTGTAGTTGAAAATAAACCTCCCGATGTTTGTATTCTAAACCAATAGTGTGGTGTAATTGGAAAGTTAGTTTTACTAAAAATAAACCCTGAATCTGCATCAATACTATCTTCTAAAACTATTTTATCACCATCACCACTTAATCCTTCATCAAAAAGAAGATAACCAGAATCAGAAACATCTATAATTTTTGTTGTTGCAAATTGACTAATTGTATAATATTCACCATCAACAATATGTTTATTTAATTCTGTAATAGATTTTGTACGATGTAATCCATACCAATTTGAAGCAATTTCATCACTATTCATCCTTGGTGTTACAAAAGCATAAATTGGAAGGTTCGCTAGATGTCCATACCCTTTAGCGATTGCAGGTCTATTATTTTTTGCTCTTACTGTTACATTACTACTTAATGTAACTTCTCTTAATTTCTTTTCATTTTTAATAAATCCAGGTTCATTCTCCAGAACAATTCTTCCATTATCTTCAAAGAGTATGCCTTCTTTTCTTAGATTATCAAGTCCAATAACAGATCTATTCGGTTCTTCTCTAACGACACCTTGATATATTGTTCCTAATCTTCTACCAAATAATGAACCAAAAATAATTGGAGAAAATTCTGTGCTTGGAGCACCAGTTAAAAATTTATTTGTAATTCGTGTAATAGAACCTGAAACAAAATCAGATATTACAACTTCACCAAATAAATTCCAACCAGCTGGATGTACAGATCTTTTTACAGCATTTCTCCATTCATTAATGGATTGTGCTACTTTTACAACATATGAAAAGTCTTGATAATAATAACTGTCTTGTAATCTAATTGAAACATTAGAAATCTTACTTTTATCTGAAATATATTTTCCAGATGTTTGTGCTATCGTGCCTACAGATGATTGAATAGTTGCTGGTTTAGAAAAATGAACATATGCACTTGCTCCTGTTACTGAAACAATTCTATCTCCAGAAGAAAAAACTTCATTGGTATTAATCTTCAACATACTATATGTTGCAGAATAATCAATAACAGTACCAGTATGACTTATTAATTCATCACCATTTGCGAACGATCCTTGTACATTTTTAACTACAACATTTCTTTGTAAATTTACATCAGGTGCTGTATTATATTCTAATCCAAAATTTGCAAGTTGGACATTTGTCACATGTCCAACTCCAGGAGATTTAGTAGATAACGGAATTAACTCAGCATTTGTACCATTTACAGTTGTAACTGAAACTGTTGGAAGTGTCTTGTATCCAACTCCTCTATCTGATAAAATAATTTTTGTAATTTCACCTGCTTCATCGGATATTGATGCAGACCAATATCCCATAGAATCATAATGTGGATGTTGAACACCTCCATTCGCTATAATATCATATGAAGCAATATCATTAAATGTTTCTGGCTCTATAATAATATTTTCAGCAGTTTCAGATAATAAAAGATTGTTTTGATTTCTTGGTAACTCTAATTTAATATAATCATTATCTTCATAGATAATAAAATCACCATCTGAATCTATAAGCAGTGAATAATCAATACTATCTGAATCTAGTAAAGTAGCATCTTCTAAAAGAAATGATCCACCAACAATTGAAATTTTACCATCAGCTCCTACACCATTGGTATTCAAATTATCAAATACCAAATCTTCTCCTATGGCATAATCTCTACCACCATCTAATATTAAAACCTCATCAATTTGTCCTGTTCCAACATTATCAACAAATGCAATAGATGATTCATTTCCTATTTTTTCTATGAATACATCATCGTTTTCTGTGTAATAAAACCCAGTGTCAACAACATCAATATTTTTAACAATGCTTTTAATTGTTGCACTAATTTGTTGATCAATCGTAGGATCAATGCCATAGATAACTTCATCAGCATCAAATGTTCCAACAACTGATTCATTGTCAATAGTCAATTCAGAAATAACAAAATTTCTTTCTCTAAAACTAATTACATTTGAAATGATGGCACTTGATACAATATTTCCAGACGTGTTCAAAGTATAAATCCTTTGCCCAACAAGATTGGAAAAAATAGAATTATTATTTTCAATAACTCTAATAATTGTATCAGAAGACCACTGTCCTGCAGATGCTCTCAACATTCTGTCACTAGGATAGAATATTTCTGAAGGTTCATTTAAAATTGCTCTAAAGAACAATTGATGAGCAGCTGCTGTACCCTTTGTGTTATATAAATCTCTTACATTTTTTATTAAATTTTGTTTTGCAAGACCATCCGCCAATAATGTAGGGAATGACTCTAGAAGCATATCCCTAAATTTAATAACTAATGAATTTAGAGTATTATCAACATCTGTTAATAAAAGAAATTGCTGAATAGATTGTATTGGATTTGCAAGATATGATGTAATAATTGCATTTGCATCTGATGTTTCTCCAACAATTCTCTCACCAACAATAAATGATTGATTTGATGTTATGTGAAGTTTGCCTGAAACATCATAATCGCTTAAGATGACTCTCGCAGTTGCGTTTGAAGTTTGGCCACGAATTAATTCATTCTTTACAAAAACAGCATTAGAATCTTCAAGAATAATTTTACGTCCATTTTCATCTAAAACGAGCGTTAAACTATTTGTTTCTTGATTTAAATAATTGTTTGTTCCAGTTATAAACAACTGGGAAGATTCTAAATATTCAAAATATTTTTTTACAAATTCAACATAAATTGGATGATCAACTTGTATAAAATCAGGAAGTTGATTTTTCAAAATCGATGATATTTTGTTTTTAAATTCTTTGTTATTATTAAACATTCATCTTCCTAATTTTTTTAATAATAAGATCCACCACTATTATTAAGAGTTGTAAATGATGCATTTACATTAATAATATCTTTTAAATTTTTATTAACATTTATAAATTTATCACCTTGTGTAACATTAAATAAATTAAACAATCCTATTTGAGATGCTTGAGCAGAACTTTTCTCAAAATTATCAGTTATTCCAGATATAGACATATTTCCAATATCTATTGTAATAATCTGTTCACGAACAGGAATCAAATCATTGGAATTAGAAATTGTAAAAATTCTTATGGTGCCATCTACGTTTGTTGTAGACGTAATATTTAAATTATTTAAAGTCAATAATCCGTTTGCATAATCTATAGTACCCAGTATATTGTTCACATAAGTTTTAGTTGTTCCAACTTGATAATACAATCTGATATTTCCATTCCCATCATCATCTAAAAAATGTTCCAATTCTGATCCAGAAATTTTAAACGCTGTTGTTTTTATAACTGTCTCGTGTCCTGTATGTGGATGATATATTGCATTTTTAAACTTTATCATATACTGTTGACTAGAGGATAAAGATGGAGTAAATGAAGCTGAAATATTCGTTCTAACTATACTAGATAAAATTGATGTATGTGTATTGTCAATTATCTTCAACAGCTCAGAATGTCTATACATTCTATTAAATTTTTCTAAGTCATTCAAAGCATAATCTAAAATATTTGTATTCACCATAGAAATTAATTCAGAGGATGTTTTATTTGTCATATTTTCATTATATCTAAATACAACATTTAAAATAACTGAAACAATTTCTGGATTTACTATAACTGGTGTTGTTGACAACACTGTGTACTTTTTTATTTTATCAACAATAACTTGTTTTTGAGATTCAGTTAAAGATATTCCGCTGTATGGTTTCACACCTATGAAAACAGATCCATATCTTGGTGGATCATTTTCCTCTCCACCCCAAACCTGAACTGATTGAGCATTTGGATAAACCTTTGGAACAATTGTTTTATAATCATAAGCAGTTACTGCTCTATTCTGCGCTGAATAACCTAATGGTGCAAAAAACTTTATTGATTCGATTGATTCAGCAACATCTCCACCAATTGATGAAGAAACAGTAGAAACAACTAAATTTGAAGCTCCAGAAATATTTCCTTGAATTGTAAATGCATTTGCTCCATTGGCATCTAAACCATTAGTAACAACCCCTCTGATAATAACAATATTACCATTAACTAATTTTTTACCCAAAACACCATCACCAAAATATATTTCAAATTGTCCATTTTCAATTTCTTGCAAGAAATATTTTTCGCTTAAATTAGTCAATTCAGAAATATCTTCTGCAAAACTATAACTTCTTTGCTCTGTATCAGATGATGAATTCTGAATTGCAACACTCAATGTTGTGGTATCAGTATTTGCAGGCAAAATATATCTTTGTGTTATATTAGCATTATTTACGGTGTATTCAGTAGTAACATATGTACCTTCATAAATTGGAACATTAATAAATTCTAAAATGTTATTTTCTCTTGTTGTTGAGAAATCTGAAACTGAAACAAAATAATATGATGTTCCATCTACATTTGTTTTAAATGTAGATCCTTTACTTAAAGTTGCTTGAAGTAAAGTCGGATCATTTATTCTTATATTAACAATCGCATTTGATGCTCTAATTGATCTTGGAATATAACCTAATGTTTTTGCTTGTGACACAACTGATGATCTTAACAAAGCACTATCCAAGAATGATTCATTTAATGCCATACTTAAATTGTATGCCAAGTAATGAGTATTATACGCAAGAGTGTCTAACAAAATATTTAAACCAGACCCCTCAAAATTATAATCAGAAAAGGTATCTTGATTTTGTAAAAAACTTTTTAAATTATCTTTTATATCATCAAAGTCTAATTCTGTAACACGAAGTCTTTGTGGATTCTCTGCCATTTTATCGTACTCTTTTTAAGATAGTTTCAAACTCTATTAAATCTGTAGGAACATTGTTTATATAAAATTCCAAATTTATTCTAAGTTCATTTTCTGAATAATCTGTGTCAACTTCTACATTTACCAAATCAACTCTTGGTTCATAATTATCAATTGTATTTCTAATTTTATCGATTAATACTGATCTTGCCAACGGATCATTTATCTCAAATAATGAATCACGAATGCCAGTTCCTATTTCTGGATGGAATGGTTTTTCAAACTTACCCTCAACATTTAAATAAATTAAATTTCTTACGCTTCTTTTAATTGCTTCTATATCTTTTAATACAGAAATATCTTTTCTCAAAGGATGAACAACAAAATTTAAATTCAAATCTTTAAATATTTGTGCGCTTCTATCAGACTCATTTGTTACTGTTGCATCATAAAATGCAATTTCTTCAACAGTTGCGGTTGGCATTTTTTAAAAACCTTTTTAATATTTATTACTATGTTAACCATGTATCATGATAAGTATAATGATTTAGTTTTTCTATTTGTTCTTTGTAATATAATTCTGTGCCATCTAAATCCATTTCTCCAATCACTAAACCATTCAAACAATCTGCCATAAATTCTGCATTCTTAATATTGTATGCTGGTAACAGGCCAGCATATCTTGTATGATTATCAAGATCTTGAAATATAATAATAAATGTTTTTCTTCCTTTTCTTACTTTTACTTTAGGCATTAAGTCTCCAATTAATTGAGGTTGATAGTTCCAGCATCCATATCAATTTGAGAACTTGCTTCTAATTTTCTAGTGGTTCCTACTTTCGTATTTTGATTTGCTTTATATTTTTCTGTGACGTCGCCACCTACCTCTTCAGATTTAGTCTTTTTATAATTTTCGCTAACCTCTTCATTAACTGTTTCTATTCTCTTCCCTTTTACTAAAGTTAAGTGTTGATAATCACTGCCATCATCAGCATATGTTTCTGTAACATTTCCTTTTACTGTCTCTGTTTTATTTCCATCAATCTGAATATCCCAATCACCTTTGATGTATGTTTTACAATTTGAATCAATAGTAAGATTCACATCTCCCTTAACATTTACAAAATTAGCACCAGCAATAATTGTATAATTATTTCCTATTACTCTTGTTACTGCATTTCCATCCGCATCCCATTCTGTAAATGTTCCTGTTCTATGTTTATGATATAATCTTTCAGCATATGGCGTATCATCTATTTCAATAATGTGCCCAGATTCCGATTCGTAAACACGATTGTATGGATATTCAGTTTGTCTTCTTTTTATATCAGGAGTTCTATCTTCTAATGTTTCAGAATTCTTTCCTGTTACTGATTTTTTTATTTCTACATTTTCAGTGTAATATTTGTTTTCTTTATCTTGTCCCTTTAAAGATAGATCAGTTGTTTTCGGTTCATTCCAAGAAGTGCTCCCTAATTCATTTACTGCATCAAAATACTTGTTAGAGAAATTTTTACTGGCAGGTGATTCTCCTGTCTTTATTAAAGGCAATCCCAATGCTGTTGGAACACCAGATGTTGCTAAACCATCTCGTTCTGCAATTTCTGAATGAGGTTCCGTTTTGCCTCTTGCTAAACGTGATGTATCTTGTTCTTCAACTCTTGTTGGGTATGGACCATAATCTGGTTCAATTTTATATTTTGCATTTTGAGAATCAGAAGCACTAGGAGAGTAAGGATCTGAAAAT